CCTGACCAGATCGTGAGGACCGTGGTCACCAACCCGGTCCGAACGGGGTTCCGTTATGGACGGTTCCCTACTTGTGACCACCTGGCGTTCACGCCGGCCGAAAGCCGGCGCTGACCGCGCACGCGCGCGGGCGATACGTGAGCCAGGTTCCTACCACCAGCACGGCCTGTTGAGCGCGTAGCGCTGGCCCTCCTCCCGGCGCCAGTTCCGGGCCGTGCTGGTACCGACTCACCGAGAGGCGCTTGTGGAACTTCGGGTGTGCCTACTCGGGACCGAGCTGTTTGCGATCGAGCTCAACCGCCGCTCGTTGACCGAGGCGGCGTTGGAACAGGTCGAGGAGGAATCGGCGGTCGCCACCGACCGCCTTCACGACTTCGGGTTTGTCAGGACGGAGACCGAGGATGACTGAACAGCCCGACATCGAGACCATCACCGTCCCTCGGGCCGGCGTAGCGGTCGAGGCGTTTATCGACTGCGAAGACGGCATCCTGCGTGTACCGCTGAAGTTCGATTCGCTCACCTCAGCAGCGGACGGACTGATCACACTGGCCGCGCGTATGCGCCGGCTACACGGCGAGATCACCGGTGGCTAAGCGACCGTGCCTCGACTGCCACAGACCTACCGCTGGCAGCCGCTGTACCGGCTGCCAGGCGGCGTACGAGCGCAACCGCGGTAGTTCTACCGCTCGTGGGTACGACGCCGCCTGGCGGCGTCTGGTGGCCGAGGTACTACGGCGTGATCGTGGTATCTGCTACCTGTGTGGACTACCAGGCGCTGACTCGGGTGGCCTCGCACCAACTGAGACAGTTCGTGATCCACATCGACCGTGCATGGTTATACACCGGTGCATACTTTGGTGTATCACTATGCATCATCATGCATGATCGTAGTCACCCGGGGTAGTCAAAACCTTGATCATAAGGGCCGGAGGACCGCACCCCCCAACCCCCCAAATCGGTACGGGTTTTGAGGGTCGCGAAACCCCTGGTCAGAGCTTGATCAAATTACCGACTACGCACAGTGAAAATCAGGGCGTCTGAGCACGTCACACGGGGTAAACCCCACCGTGCATGACCATGCATAGATCCACTATGCGGCCATGCATAACCGAAGGCCGAGGAGGGCCGATGAACAAGCCTATCCGGATCACGTCGGACGGGTCGATCCGAGGTACGCGCGTTGAGATCGACGGCAAGCCGTTCCCCTACGCCCACCGGATCGAGTGGACCGCGGATGCAAACGACGCAGACGCGCGACTTCGAATCGAGGTCCCCGGACAACTCGCCGAGGTCGCCTTCGAGGCGGTGATCACCGATGGCAGCCTCCCGCGGGCCTGTGCCGAAGCGGACTGAGGTCCGCCGGCGCCGGAACAAGGACGCGGACGGCCTCACCACCGTGCGCGGCCGGGCCGCTGACAGCGTCACCGTGCCGCCGGCGGACCCGGACTGGCACCCGGTGGCCCGGAGTTGGTACCTGAGCCTCCAGGCGAGCGGTCAGAGCCACTGGTACGAGCCGTCCGACTGGGCCTTCGCCGTGTACGTCGCCGAGGCGATGAGCAGGAACCTCCAGCAGGGCGGCCGGATGTCCGCCCAGATGTTCGCCGCGGTCATGTCCGCGATGACGGAGCTCCTGACGACCGAGGGCGCTCGGCGCCGGGTCCGGATGGAGCTTGCGAAGGACGAACCGACCGAGGATGCCTCGGTGACGGCTATCGACGACTACCGAAAGATGCTGAGCTGATGGACGAGTTCGGGACCCTGACCGTTCGGACTCTCCCGGGCGGCTCTTTCGAGATCACCCAGGCGGATGACGTAATCGGCATCTCGTCCCACCTGCTCCACGGCCACATTCCCGGCCTGTTCAACGAGGCCGGAGAGTTCGCGCCTACGCCGGAGTACCGCTACCGCCCAGTGCGGTTCGCCTACGACGGGACCATTGTCGTCTGCGAGCGGGTCAGATGAACCCCTGCCACTACGAGGAGCCGGACACCCGGGCCGCGATGGCACAGAACGAGGACAGTACCTGGTACTCGCTGTGCAACTGCGGAACGCTGGCCTGTCCAAGCGGGACGTACGACGAGGCGCTGAACGCCCTCGTCACTCACCGGCAGGTCGCCCCGTGAACCTCTCCGCGGTCTGGACCGCCGTCTGGCCCGGCTGGTCGAACGTCTGGCCGAACATCCTCGCCGACCTGATCATGCTCGCCGCGACGGCCGTAGCAGGCCGCGCGCTGTGGAAGGGGGTCCGCGAGTGGTTCCGGCGCATGCACTCCAGCCACAGCGACCTTCACGACGCCGTCCGGCGCATCCACGAACACCTGGGGATCGACGATGACTGATCTGGAACGGGCCCGCCACGCGCTGGTCGAGGCTCGGAGCTTCATGACCCCGGAAATCGGTTAGAGGTCTGCCTGCGGAAGACGTTGGACGCCCAGATCGCGCTGGTGGACGCCCTCCTTACCGCCTCAGCAGATCCCGAACCGCCGGCTTACACCGTAGAGGTTCGCGGAACCGTCACCGACCCGGAGGAGATCCGGGCGGCCATCCAGAGTGCCATGCGCCGCACGCACTAACCACACAGGAGTCCTGCCGTGACCGGTTTGCCATCGGTCACAGTGGACGGCCGGGTCTTCACCGCGACGGCGTACGGCCCGGTGTGGGAGTGCGGCGAAGACGGCCGGTGGGTCCTGCCAGAGCGGACGCTCGGTTGGGAGATCCTCGGCTGGACGGCCAAGTACATCCGTCAGCCGGACGGCCCGAACGCGGGCGACCCGTGGCGGTACACGCCGGAACAGGCCCGGATGGTCCTGTGGTGGTACGCCGTCGACGAGGACGGCCAGTTCGTCTACCGCTACGGCGTCATGAGACGGCCCAAGGGTCACGGCAAAGATCCGTTCGCGGCGACGATCGCGCTCGTCGAGCTTTGTGGACCGTGCCGGTTCTCCCACTGGGGTCCCGATGGTCAGCCGGTGGCGAAGCCTCACCCGGCGCCGTGGGTCCAGGTCGCCGCGGTGAACCTGGAACAGACCAAGAACACGATGACGCTGTTCCCGTCGATGATCTCGAACGAGATGAAAGAGGTCTACGACCTCGATCTCGGCAAGACGATCATCTACGCGAACCAAGGCCGCGGCCGGCTCGAAGCCGTCACCAGTTCCCCCCGATCCCTCGAAGGTGGCCGAGCCACCTTCGTGATCATGAACGAGACCCACCACTGGCTGAAGGCCAACGAGGGTCACGCGATGGCCGCGGTGATCCGCCGCAACGCCGGCAAGAGCCGCGATGCCTCGTCCCGCGCGCTCGCCATCACGAACGCTCATTTGCCCGGAGAGGACTCCATTGGCGAACAAGACTGGGCAGCCTTCGAAGCCGAACGCGACGGGGAGGCCCCGGACACGGGCCGGCTCTACGACAGCATCGAGGCCCCCGACGGACTCGACCCCGCCAACCCCGCTCACATCCGAGTCGGAATCCAACTCGCCCGAGGAGACAGTAACTGGGCCCCTCTGGATCGAGTATGTGCGGAGTTTGCAGATCCGACCACCACGCTAGCCGAGGGAATGCGGTTCTACTGGAACCGGATCGCCGGTAGCGACGCGAATTGGATCGACCCGAGCGTCTGGAAGCGACAGGCCGCGAAGGACGTCGTGGTCCAGCCCGGCGAACGGATCGCCCTCGGGTTCGACGGCTCGAAGCGCCAGGACTCCACGGCGCTCATCGCCTGCCGTCTCTCGGACGGCTACCTCTGGCCGCTGAAGGTCTGGGAGCGCCCGCACGGCCCGGCCGGTAACGGCTGGGAGGTGCCATCGCCCGAAGTGGACGGTGCGGTCGACGCCGCGTTCCGCGAATACGACGTCTTTTACATGTACTGCGACCCACCCCACTGGCAAGACTACGTGGACAAGTGGGTTGCCGCGTACGGCGACGAGACGGTGTTGGAGTTCTACACGAACTCCGGTACCCGCATGGCCCGCGCGCTGGAGCGGCTGCACACCGCGATCAGCCACAGCGAGGTGTGGCACTCCGGAGACCCGGTTCTGACCGCCCACGTCGGCCACGCGGTCGCGTTCGAAGGCACCGGCGGGATTCAGATCCGCAAGCGGAAGAAGTCCGACAAGATCGACGCCCTCGTAGCCGCGACGCTCGCATACGAGGCGCGCAACGACGCCATCGCGGCCGGCGCGATGAAGAAGACCACCACGGCTTTCTATTCGTGGGAAAAAATCATGGAAATGGCGGAGCAATGAAGCTGAGTGACTTGCTCGAAATCCTGGGCTTCGCGTGCTTCGTTGCCTTCGCCGGAATCCTGTTCCCGCCGGCTGCCCTGGCGGTGGCCGGTGCGGAGCTCGTGTTCCTGGGCTACGCGCTGTCCGCGGGTGAGGAACGCCAACTCGGGACGCACATCGGCCGGGCTCGGGCGTGGCTGAAGGCCCGCCGAGAGGCTCGTAAGGCCCGGAAGACGGAGCAGGCCGCATGACGCTGGTACGACGTGCCTCAGACGGGCTCAGGACCCGCGACGTGACCGGGGCCGGTGACCCGTGGGCGATCCCCACCAACGGCTCACTGTCCAAATTCTCCTCGGCTGGCGTTCCGGTCGATCAAGACTCGATTCTCAGCCTGCCGGCTGTAACCCGCTCGGTCGATATCATCGCGACGAGCATCGCCGGTCTGCCGTTCGACGCGGTGACCACCCGGGGCAGGCTTCGGATTCCGGTCGAGCCAGCCCCGATGATTATCGAAGACCCCTTCGGGGGCGCGAACCTCCTCAGTGGAGTTGGCCTGACCCGGTTCGAGGGTCTGGCCCAGGTGCTGACGTCGCTGCTGTTCCGCGGGAACGCGTACATCAACATCGCGGGCCTAGGCCGCGACGGCCGTCCAAGCGTGCTCCAGGTGCTCAACCCTGATGCGGTGGATTGCAACTACGACAAGGCCGGCCGCCGGGACTACACGGTCAACCGAGAACCATTCCCGACCGCGAAGATGCTCCACATCCGCGGCCTGACCCTGCCGGGTCAGCCGGTCGGGTTGTCCGTCCTCAGCTATGCCAAGAGGACGATGGGCCTCGCCATCGCCGCCGAGGAATTCGGTTCGATGTTCTTCGGCAACGGGGTGCACCTCAGCGGGTTCATCTCGGTCGAGGGCGACATGAACCCAGACCGCGCCCGGGAGATGAAGGAGTTCTACGAGTCGAAGCACGGCGGCATGCGCCATGCTCACGAGATCTCTGTCCTGACCGGCGGCGCCAAGTTCGTCCCGCTCTCGATCACGCCGGAAGAGGCCCAGTTCCTGGCGACACGCCAGTTTCAAAACTCCGACATCGCGATGCTGTTCGGCTTGCCGCCGCATCTGCTCGGCATGACCGACAAGACCACCTCGTGGGGACGCGGTATCGAGGAACAGGACCTCGGGTTCCTGAAGTACACCCTGATGCGGTGGATCAAGCCGCTGGAGGACGCGTTCTCGATCCTCCTGCCCGCTCCGCAGAAAGCGCGGTTCAACCTCGACGCGTTCGCGCGGTCCGACCTCACCGGCCGGATGCAGGCGTACCAGTACGCCCGCAACGCCTCGGTCATGACGCCGAACGAGATCCGGGCGCTGGAGAACCTCGGCCCGGTCGACGGCGGCGACGATCTGTTCGCGTCGCTGAACTCCGCGCACAACGCCCAGCCCGGCGATGAGCCGAGGGACCCGGACGGCCACCCGATCGCGCTCACCCAGCCCCAGCAGAAGCCCGCCCCTACCGAGCAGGGCAACGGCCCCACGGAGGGACCTCAGAAGTGACCGACATGCTACGCCGGGCGTTCAGCCCGGACATGGAAATCCGGTCCGGCGGCGACGGTCGCACCGTGTGCGGCATCGCGGTTCCGTACAACCAGCGGACGCCGATCCGTGAGTTCGGGCTCTCGTTCGATGAGGAGTTCATCCGCGGCTCGTTCGCCCGGACGATCGCCGAACGCGGCGACCGGGTGAAGTTCTTGGAGCAGCACGACAGCACGAAGCCGCTGGGGCGTGCGACCGAACTCCGCGAGGACGCCGCCGGGCTGTACGCCGAGTTTCGGGTCAGCAAGACCCAGCGTGGTGACGAGTTCCTGGAACTGTTCCGGGACGGTGCGATGGACTCGCTGTCCATCGGCTTCTTGCCGGTGCTGGACGACCAGCGCAACGGCGGCAAGCACATCATCCGCAAAGAGGTCAAGCTGCGCGAGGTGTCCGCGGTGACGTTCCCGGCGTACGAGGGTGCCGTCCTTTCCGGACTGCGCAGTCTCCAGGACGACGAGGTGCAACGCGCGGCCGAGGCGTTCGAACAGATCCGGGCCGGCGCCCCGCTGAACCAGGCGGCCATGGCCAGCCTGAAGCACGTGCTGTCGCTGGTGTCCGCAGCGGACACTGCGGTAGACGAGGCACAGCCGATCCTGGCGAAGCTTCTCGGCGTCGCCAACCCAGACATTGCCCAGGACGCAGCGATGCACCAGGGCGACGGGGACCGCTCCGAGTCCCCGGCCGGAATGGCCCTCGACTTGGCCATTCGCAAGGCCCGCCTTGCGGGCATTCGCCGCTGAGCGAGCAATCCGGAGTCGTACTCGTAACAGTCATCGCCCGCGCAACCGCGCGCGGGCATTGACCCGTGCGTAAAAGACCACCAGTTGTCGCCAGGCAATCGAAAAACCGCCTGATGACAAGGAAATCAATGCCTGACAACGAGAAGTCCGTCGCGGATCTCCTGAAGGAGAACCGGGCCGAGGCTGAGACTGTCGGCGCTCGTATTCGCGAGATGCTGGCCGCTGCTGAGGCCGAGAGCAAGCGGGCTCTGACCGAGGACGAGGCGAACGAGTTCGACAAGCTCGTGGCCCGCCAGGAGAGCCTGAGCAAGCAGGAGCTCGCGCTCCAGCGCGAGGAACTGCGCCTGGAGGACGAGAAGCGGCGCCAGGAGGCCTTGGCCGCCGGCCAGCGCGACTACGGGTCGCACGCCCGGGTCACCTCCGAGCCGTCCGTGTACACCCCAGTTTCGTCCTGGAACCGCGGCCCGTCCTACTTCCGGGACCTGTGGCGCGCGAAGAAGGGCGACGCCGCTGCTGTGGAGCGCCTGCGCAAGAACGACGCTCACGTGGCCGCGTACTCGAAGCGGGATTCCGGCCTGAACACCGGCAACGGCGCCGGTGGCGAGTTCGTCCCGCCGCTGTGGCTGGAGAACGAGTTCGTCCCGCTGGCCCGCCCGGGTCGCGTGAGCGCGGACCTGTGCACGAAGGACGGCTTGCCCGAGGGCACGGACTCGATCAACATCCCGAAGGTGGCGACCGGTACTGCGGTCGCGGTGCAGGGCTACCCGACCGGTGGCCAGAACACCCCGATTCAGGCGACCGACCTGACCACCACGAGCATCAGCTCCGGCGTGTTCACCGCGGCCGGCGGCCAGACCGTCTCGCTCCAGCTGATCGAGCAGTCCCCGGTCAACATCGACAAGGTGGTGCTGACCGACCTGGCGTTGGCCAACGCGATCAACACCGATGGCTGGGTGCTCTCCGGTGGCGGCGGTTCGACCGCTCCTCAGGGCATCCTGGGCCTGACCGGTGT